ATTTATTAGTTATAGAATTTTATTCTATTCTTTGCTAATTTCAGACAACCCTACCCAAGAAAAATTTTGGTATGGGTGGTACAAAAGAGCTAAAGGAGCATAGATGCCTACATACATATCATCACGAGATTTAAAAGACGTATTTCCTAACTTAGACGAGTTCGATACTAAGAAACCTATTTATGGTTGGGTAGTAGATTCTGGGAGTAGATTTGTAGCTCACGACTCTGGATTAGTAACACAATTATTTGTTGATGGTAAAGATTTAGGATCAGCACAATCAGCTAAAACTGATGTAAATGCAAACGATGAATGGTTCTATGATTCTGCTGCAGATGCAGTATATTATTATAATGACGCAAGTTCTCCAGATGATTTATTAATGGAAGCAGGAGAAGATTTTGCAACACTAAAAACACGAGTAATGAAAGACGCTAGTAATTATGTTGACTCTAAACTAGACGCTACATTACCACGAGAACAATTTTTATTAAAAGATGGCACATACGACTATCTTATTAGACGACTAACGGGATTAGTCGCTGCGTTTTTCTTAGTCAAGGGTAAAAATCCGACAAGTGAAGTAGCAGATGCTTTATTCGAAGAAGCTCAAATGCACATAGAAGATTTAAATAGTGGACGAGCTAAATTATCATTTCAGAATACTGGCGATGCGTCTAAAGGTATTGTAAGAAAAATATCTGTAGCTGGAAGTCTTAATATTGTTGACACTAGAGGGAATTATCGTGGGAGTTACGACAGATTAAAAGTGATTGTAACGACTGGTGGTGTTATTGGTACTTCTAAATATTCTGTCTATGCTAAAGACGAAGATGCCTTAAAGAATAACCTAGTTATACAAACAGAAGTTATCAACGGAGATTATCAAGAATTAGCAGGTGGATTACAAATAAGATTTCAAGGATCTGCTGATGACTCTACTGCAACACAAAATGATGAGTGGGAAGTAGAAGTAATGGGACTATACGAGGAAACAGATAATCCTGCTATTCGTTCTGTCAGAATGAGTAGAAAAGACTTTAAGCAATTCTATAAGGTTTAACAATGGCTGTTACATCTACCAATGCGTGGAAAGTAAACGTAGAGGAAACTATCCAAACTGGAATCAAGAGTGAGTTTTCTTTATCATTGCCTGTGTTTCGTTCAAGAGATTTTCAACAAAGAGGTAATCAGTTTGCTATATTAAAAGGAGAAAGTTCTGAATCTCAAAATACTATGTATTCTTTAGTTGCAAACTCATACAATCTTTCTTTTGAGTTTTTTATGTCAGACTTAAAAAGAAGTGACTTATCAATTAAGAAGTTTTTTAATCAAGTTTCCAGGATAGAAGAAACATTCTATTCTTTACTAGACATTGATCCTTTATTTAATATTGAGATTAATGAAATAAATTATGCAGATGATGTAGAGTTTAATGGATATAGGAAAGCAACTTTTAATATGACGGTAAGGAATGTAAGATAATGGCTATCTCCTACAATAATATAACTTACGACAAGATAATGATTCCACTAAGAGATAAACTACGCACAGAGTTTAAAGGTGCATTACCTGTTTATTTCGATAGTAAAGATAAAGAGATTGGTAATAAGTCGTTACGTATATACCCAAATTCTCAGACGTTGCAAGAGAAAAGAACAAAATCTTATATTAATTCCTATGAAATAGAAATGAATTATATTATCAATACTTACAAAAGTGATGAAAAAGCATTAGATGAAATGTATAAAGATGTCACTAGGATAGAAACAATATTGCATCAAAACTCTAACGGAGGAGATATACCTTATTTTTATGCAGGAATGCCTACCATAGATCATAATATAGACACAGATGTACCTAATGCAATGGTGTCTAGAATAACCATTCCAGTTCTATATGAAGAAGTCCACGAACGTTTTGTAAGATTTGTTACATCTAATGATAAATTCTTTGTAACTTCGAGTGGTTCTTTTTATATTGTAAGGAATTAATTATGGCTAAAATATATAAATTAAAAGAAAAGACTATGCCAAGACAACCAAGTTTCTTGGGATTAGATCCATCTGACTGGTATAAATTAAATGCTAGAGAAGATGTAGAGTTAAAGTCTTTGCCAGAATTAGTAAAAGATTATGTAGAAGAAGTAAAAGAAATAAAACCAAAAGTTAAAAAAGAGGTAAAGTAAAATGGCTATTAGTGCAACATCGTATTCTCCAAAAGATTTTCAATTAGCGTTTGTTCCAGAAACAGAAATAGGAGCAGCAGTAACATCAAGTGCAACTTTAATTAATATTGATTCGATTGAAATGCCTTCATTGAATCCACAGCAAGTCTTAGATATTAGACACGGACTAGGAAGAACCTTAAAAGCTGTAGATATTTTCGTAACCGATAGTCTAAGTGTAAGAGAAATTAGTTTTTCAGGTGTAGCAGATAATGTAGTTATGCCAGAATTAGTTGAGAATATTACAGGAGATGATTCTAGTCCTTACGCTATTTTAAATAATTATGAACCTGCTGGTATGAAAGTAGGAACTGATAGTATTTCTGATAGTAAGAATACATTTACTGTTATAGTAGATAACCCTTCAGCAGGGTATCAAATGATTTTTGCAGGGTGTGTATTAACATCTCTTACAGTAAGTGGAGATATTGGAGAAGAATCTGGAAGATTGAAAGTATCTGGAACATTTAAGACAGGTATGAAACCTGACTTATCTCCATCTAGTGCTGCAACATTTGGAACTACAGCACACTTTAACGACAATTACTTTATGTCAGAATATGCAGTAGGCAAATCTGGTGCTACTGTTCAAGTAGCTGGTATCTCTGATCCAGTTATGAAATCATTTAGTTTTACTATTGAAAACGATGCTCAGTTTATGGGATTTGACGATGATGGAAATTATCAAGTAATCCAAAGAGCTTTACCAGAAGTAACTGCAACCTTAGACGCTGTTATTAAGTATGATGGACAAACCGAAGGATTGATTGAATCTTTCGCACAACAGACATCTGCTTCAACAGTATCCAATCAGCTTACAATGGCTACAGCTAATACAGGTGGAGATTTCAATATAGACATAGACAATTCTATAATTACAGATGTAAGTTTTTCAGAAGAAGAAGCAATGTTTTTATCAGTATCGCAAAGAGCTATAGCTAGTGCGACTGCAACTGGTGCATTCTTCACAATAACTGCAAATGCTAGTTAATCAAACACAAGGATAAATAATGGCTAAAAAAATAACGCTTAAGAGTGGCAAGAAAGCTACGCTAAAAGAAATGTCTGTTGATAGCTTTGACGAATGTATGGACGCTGTACGATTCGAAGAAGTTGATGGACAATCAATAATTAAAAATCAATTTGGTTTAAGTACACTATGGATTAGAAATGGTGTAGAGAAAGCAGATGATAAATATATTAAGACTCTATCGATTAATGATCGTGTAGAACTCCAACTAGCTATTCAGGAATACAATAGCTTGGGGGAATAGAAACCCTCTCACTTGAACTAAATATCTTAATAGATGATTGGTGTGAGGGTTGTCAATATTCTACCTTTCCATACAAAGCTAAGTTACCTCTTAAAAAGAATAACAGCATTCACACCTTTACATCTATGGACGACGTTTGGTACGTTATAGGTTTACTCAAAGAAGAACTAGAAGAACATAACGCTACCAATAAAAAACAATTTACATTACACCAAACAATTAAATCACACCTACCCTTTTTTGCTTGCTCTAATCACTTTATAGACAAAGGATTACAACGAGATATACAAAGATATACCTATTGTAAAAAGATGGGAGTACCTCCCTATGAAGGTTCTTTTGGAAAACACCCAAAAAAATGGATTGATAAGTGCAATATTGTAGAAAAAATGCTAAATTACATACAATCAGAACAATATAATAAAGTACAAAATGGCTAAAAATTTCGAAATACAATTAAAGTTTACTACTGGCAAGACAGCACAGAAGTTAATAAAACACCTAAACAATCTAGCAAAAGCTCAAGACAAAGTAGCAAAAACTCAAAAGAAGTTTAATAATGATGCTGCTAAAGCTGCAAAACACGTACAAATACTAACACAGAGAGAGCAGAAGCACGTTGTTGTAATGAAAAAACAACAGAAGCAAATGCAAATTCTTAACAATAGAATTAAACAACAAAATGTAAGATTGGCTACTTTGCAAGGAAAATTAAAATTAGCTACTGTAGCACAAAATCGTATGCGTATTTCTACTGCTGGATTACAGCGAGTTGTTGGTTCATTAAGAAATAAAATATTGCTATTTACATTTGCTTTCGGTGGTGCTTTAACAGCAATTAAAGGATTTGTGGATACTGCTGCACAATTTGAAGCAGTAAAAACAAGGTTGAATGCTATGTTTGGATCTGTTGAAAAAGGAACTAAAGCGTTTAATACCTTTAATAAGATAGCAGCTACGACTCCATTTACATTAACAGATGTTGTTGAAGCTGGTGCAGCGTTAAAAGCGTTTGGTACTAATGCAGAGGAAATGATTAAACCAACTGCCGACTTGGCAGCGTTTATGGGCGTAACTGCAACCGAAGCAGCACAAGCTCTTGGTAGAGCATTTGCAGGTGGTGCAGGTGCAGCCGACATTCTGAGAGAAAGAGGTATTCTCCAACTTGTTAGAGATTTTAAAGGAATAGAAGATTTATCGAAAATTACTTTACCAGATTTTAGAAAAGCATTAGAGGAAACATTGATTGATCCTGCTTCTGGTATTGCAGGTTCGACTGACGCATTGTCTAATACTATGGTTGGTATGATGTCCAATTTAGCTGACTCTTTTACAAGGTTCTCTGCTGCTATGGGAGAGTTAATGAACTTCAAAGGTACATTGCAAGGATTAACTGAATTTTTTGGAGGTATGGCTGAAAGTGTGAAACTAATTGGGGAAACAGAACTAGAAACTACAGTTAGAATGATTGAAGAAATGGGTGGAGATGCTTCAAAATATAAAACTTTAATGCTTGAAATAAAAAGAGATACTTTAGCTATACAAGCGATTGATGAAAAAAGACATCTTGACGTAGGGACAGCAGCTGCTAAAGCAAAAAGTTTAACTACAGATAAATTAATTATGTTAAAAGCAATAGCAGACGAAGAAGCTAGATTGTTGGAGTTAAATATTGATGTAGATGCCATAAAAGAACAAATAGCTCAAAAAGATGATGCTGCTAAAAGAAATACTGGCGATGCTTCTATAATACTTTCTAGCACTAATACAGCAGAAAAAGAGAAATTAAAAACTAAAATTGAACAACTATTAACCCTAGAAAAAGATTTAGCAAAAAAACAAACTGAACTTACAACAGCAGAGGAAACTTTAGAAAAGGCAAAGGAATATACAAGAGTATTAAATGAAATTTTACAATTACAAAAAGGGCAAACTTCAAGCAAGGAGGGAGAAGCTGGTGCTTTAGAAAAAGTTGTAGCATTAACTAAAGAGCAACAAACATTATTAGACGAAGGCGAAAAGTTAAGACTTGAGTCAAGAGAAGAATTATTTTCGCAACATTTTAATAAAATTTTATCTCTTGCACAAAAAAGTTTAGAGCAAAGAAAAGATGCTGAATTACAAGCACTTAGAGATACAGACGCTTTTAGGAATGCTAGTTCAGAAGAAAGAGAGAGTATGGAAAAAGATACTCTTAAAAAATTCAAAGAACAACAAGCTATTATATTTAAAATAAACAAAGCCAATGAAATAGTTAAAACAACTATGGCTACTATTAGAGCAGTTTCTGAAATTATGAACCTAAGTGCAGAACTTAAAGCAGAAGCAGCAAAAACACTTTTTTCAAATCCTGGAAAATCTGCAGCAATGACAGCAACATCGAAAGCATTAAAGGGTTTTGGAATAGCTACTGGAGTAGCTGGTGCTGCACAAGCAGGTATTATTGCAGGACAAAAACCTCCAGCATTTGCTCGTGGTGGTTCATTTGTTACGGGTGGACAACAAATGATTATGGTTGGAGATAATAGTGGAGGGCGTGAAAGAGTAGATATTACACCTCTTTCTAGTCCAGACTTTGGCGATGCAGGTGGAGGATCAAGCATCAATGTTAATATTATGGGCAATGTCATTGGAACACAAGAATTTGTAAGAGATAACTTACTACCAGAAATAGAAAATACAATTAAACGAAATCTAGCGTAATGGCTTTAACAGGTTCAACAAACTACAATAATGCTTTAACTAGCACTATCAAAGAAGAATGGTTGTTTGAATTTAGAAACAATACTTACAATGCAGATGTTACTCCTAACCCTAACACGCACGTTGTATTATTAGGTACAGCAGAAGTTGGTTCAGGAACTGCGATATATCATTCTTTTATTACAAATAGTCCATCTATTAGAGAATCTATAGACTTGTCAAAATCTACTGCTTCAGTAGGAAATATTACATTAACTTGCGTAAATGGAACTTTAGCTAATCACGGTAACGCAACATTGGCAGCAGAGATATACGGTGGCACAAGAAGATATATAAATCACGAAGTTATAGTTCGTTCTAGGGTTGGTGGATACACAGAGCAGATATTTCAAGGAAGATTAAAAGAAGTAAAGATTAATGGAGTAGATACCTTGTCTATGACAATAGCTGTTCACGATCCGATTAAAGATATTTCTATACCACAATACCAAAGCAAGGCAGGTAATTACTTTCCTGTGTTATATGGTAGTGCAACCCCTGAAACTTCTACTGTTTCTGTTCCAGACTTTATTACAGCTTCTAGGGTTTTTCCATTAGAAGTAGATACATTGAACAATGATAAATTTAATTGCTTGGTTCACGAATCTATTGCAGATGGGAGATTACATTATCCAGTAAAGGATCAATTTGATGAATTTGGATTTCCTATAATGTGTCCATTAGACGACGTACAAAATGCTTCTCACGATGATTACGAGGGTGCAACAAACGACACAAATAGAAATGTATTGTTTACCGACTTAGATTTACACAGATCCTATAAAATACGTCCACAGACAGCAATAGATGCAGTTAGTGCAACTGGGATAACAGTTGCAAACGCAGGAAATGCTTATGATTCAACAGGTGCGTCTACAGTCGCTACATTTACTGGCTCTTTAAATACAGATGTAAACGCAAGTGCAACATACACTTTTACAGACATACCTAAAGAAGAACACACTTTACAAACTTTTAAATTTTTTGTTAATTATCAAGTATCAAATTATACATCTAATAATGGAACTTTGACTATAAAAATTACTGTAGGATTAAAGCACGATGGACTAACACCTGTTGTGAAAACAATAACTAAAACTGCAAATGCAACAGTAGCAGCAGAAGAATTTGACTTGCTAGATACTAGCGATTTTTCAAATGCAACTAAAAAAACTCCAGAAGAAGTTACTGTAAAAATTGAATTTGATAACGACCCTCAAGAGTCTGGTGCAGTTGCAAACTCGGCAGTAGTAACAATTAAAGATACTTTTTTTACCTTAGCTACTAAAATCGTAGATGACAACGACACAGATGAATTACTACTTGCTAACTCAAGTGCTGTTACATCTGTAAAAAAACTATATACAGGAGCTGACGGATTTGATAAATCTTGGAGTTCTGGAAATATAGTAGATATTATTTCAGATATGCACAGAGATATATTGCATAGGTTCGTAGGGATAACTGCTACTCCAGGAAATTATAGTGCATTAACTTCTGCAAGAGCAAATTGGTTTTGCAAACATCATATTAACAAACCGATAGAAGTAAAAAAGTTATTAGAACAGGTTCAATACGAGGGTGGATTTATCTTTAGGTTTAAACCTGCTGACAACTCTCCACAATACATTGTTCTTACAACAAATCCTTCTGTTGTTCATACTATCTCAAAAGACGATATTACCAATATGAACATATCCATTACGCCTATTGAATCTCTTGTAACTAAAAGAGAAATTAAATATGAGATTAACGCTATAAACGATAAAACATTTAGAACTATTACTTGCGAAGATACAACGAATGATCCTAGAGGCGATTATAATATAGCTACAAAAGAAAACGTAAAAACAGACGAGCTTCAAATACTTAGAAATAAAGTTGGCGATGCAAATATGGGTGGAACGGTTGAAGGTGGGTTTGCTAATCACTATAACGCAATAGAGGGAAATCCTAAATTAATTATTAGCACAGAAATTATAAATCCAGGTAGCTCTGGTGGTAGTTCATATTTCTACTTAATGGAAGTTGGAGATATATGTGCATTTAGCCATACCAATCAAGTTATAGCTCCATTCGGAGAATCGTTTAATGGGAAGAAGTTTATGGTAGTTTCTTTAACTAGAAGTCCAGGAAGTTTAAAAGTAACTTTGAGAGAGATATAAAAAGAGGTAAATTAAATTATGGCAATTACATCAGTAAAATTTGGAACAAGTGCAGGAGGAGCAAATAAAGATACATACTCCCCAGATCAAAACCCTAATGTTGGAATAGGTTTATCTAAAGTATATGATGGTATAAAATCTAAAAAATCATTAGGTGGTAAAACTTTTACTTTTGCTAATCACGAATCATCAAGAAGGCAAAGAAAATTAGTTTATGAAAACTTAACTGAAACTAATAAAAATAAACTTGTAGCTTTGTTTGATTTAGTTAAAGGACAAAAAACTTCTTTTTTTTATAGTGAAGATGGATTTTCTACTAACGGATTTGAAGTTAGGTTTACAGGTAACAAATTAGATGTGTCCGAAACTGCTTATAATGCATATAGAGTAGGAATCAACATTGAAGAACAATTATAAGAAATTTTTCTCGTTAGAATACCTCAAGATTCGATTTAAATTGATGATGATAGGTTGTCGTAAGAGAAAACAAACAAAGTGGCATAAAGCCCGTAAATAGTGCGTTATTTGTTAATCTCGTTTTTTAAGTCGCTAAATGTTCCTGGATCTACTCCCCAACCTACCAACATACTAGGAAATGGTGCAGAGTTAGGCAATTTACCCTCATTGTTATAAAAAGTTACCCTACCTTTAATAAATATAATTTCCGCAGACTTGTAAATATAGTTATGAAACCACTTTGTATCAGTTCTTGCTGGTAGTAATGCTACCGTAACATTTCCTTCGTCAAAGTATTGATCGTAAGCTCTTTTTATAAATTTGTCCATACCTCTTTTGTACGGAGGGTTCATATAATTCATACAATACCAATCGTAATCCAAGCAACTAAAATCCCTTGTAAAGTAATTGTCGCATAAAGCATTTTTATCATCAGCACACACATCGCATTCAAATTCAAAATACGAGTTAACGAGTTCGAATAAATCGTAAGGAGTTTCCCAGTCGTCTTTTTCGGATCTAAATGCTACATCTTGATAAAATCTTCCTTTAGCTTTTTTTATTATATTTCTTTTTTCTTTCATTTGTTTCCTTTTAGTTATTAAATAGTTTTATCTGTTTAGACAATTTAGGGTTTTCTACTTCTTTTAAAAAATGTAATCCAATTTCTGGCTCTACGCAGTTTCTTAATATTTGCCTTTTATTTTTAATATTGTAATTAGACAAATCAAAACCCTTTAATTTTGAAAGACTTTCAACTGTTCCTCCCCTGTGTCCCCTATTAGAGATATTTATATCTTCGCACAATATATTAGTCCACCAAATATGCTTTGCCATTAACCTGCCTTCAATTAGTGGCTCGTAATACGGTATAGTATTTTCAATAACATATTTCCCTTCAAACCACTTGTCTAAAAGTATTATTTCTTCATATAGTTTAAGATCTGGATACTTTGCGTCCACCTTTCTATACTTTCTATTTGCTTTAAAACCTATGTTATATCTTATTTGGCTATGAGTTTGACAAGGTGGACTACTCCATATAAAATCAAATTTCTGGAAATTGTCTAAAAGGTATTCGTGTGCGTCACAAACAATAACATTGTCATTTGGAAATAAATCTTGATAAACGTTGGCAATTTCCTCATCGTATTCGATTGCAGTAATTTCGTGTTGATCCCCCCACAATTTTCTATTGCCACCTATCCCTGAATATAAATTTAATATTTTCATTTTTTTATTGTTTATGGGGTAATGCTGCCAAGCCAAGTATTCGCACAATTTCTTTTTAAAGAACAATTAACTATTTAACAAAGTTAGAGTATCTCCTTTTAAGTTTTGTGTTTTATTATACAATTACCCCAATTTATTAGGGTGGAAATTAGTGTTATTATTTATGTTAATATATCATACGGAAAATAACCAATCCACCCTAAAGTTTAAAATGGCATATCTGAATTATTGTTTGTTCCAGATCCTGCCCTCTCCTCTCTTTCAAGTGGTAGAGTTACTTTTAGTCCAAAATACTTCTTACCAGACTTAGCTTCATTGTTCCAAGCTGAAATTTGATAGAGAGTTCCATCTATATTGATTGTGCCTGTATAGTCTGGTTGTGTATCTTTATTTTTTTTGCTGTTAGTGAATAGTGATCCACTATTTTCTTTGTGTTCAAAAGCCATTACTTTAACCTCCAAGTATATGTTTTTCTTCCTGCACTACCCACAACTCTTTTATCTGTCTTAACAAGTCTTTCTTGTTTTGTCAAATCAGTAATTGCTCTACGGATAGATGTTATTGGTGTTTTTGTATCTATTGATTGGTTGTCCATTAAAAATGTCCAAACTTGATCTGCTGACAAATAGTCATTTGGATATGTTTGGAAAACTGCCAATGTTAAATACGTTTGATTGTTTGCTTTTTCTAGGTTTGCTTTAAGCTGCACACCTGTTTCATTTGTTGTATTGTAATACATTTGCTCTCCCTTGTTGTTATATTTTAGACACAACGATACTACTACGTTATAAACGTAACGATATAAACCGATTAGTTTCACTATCGTTTATTCATCACAGTTTTCACAATTTTTAAAAGCAGGATTTAAAGTATAAACATCGTATTCTTTGATTTTTTTAAATCCATCTGAATTATCAACAACTCTTTTAATTCCTAGAGCAACGTCTTTAATCGCAGGTGGTAAATCGTTAATACGTTCATCTTTAAACATAAACTTCAAAACCTGTTCTTCTTCATTGTTTAGTTTAAGTATCATATTGTTACCTCAAATATGGTTTTCTTTGGTTTTAATTTGTTAGAGGATTTAGCATTATAACTTTCCAATCTCTCATCAATGTCATAAGTATCTTCTCCAACATATTGTAAATCTATTTTCATAGCGTCTATATTTTTATCTTCGTGGAAAATATAAATATTCTGACTTGCTCGTCCAGATAGATTTAATCCTTTTTCGCTATACTC